TATCTAACATCTCCGACATTCATGTATCCTGAACTAGTATTGATATATGTGGTCGCCGGGTAGCCCCCATTGACCATCACATATCTACCTACTCCATTGACCGTCTTTATCATTACTTAGACAACGCCGGGAGCAAATAACGCCAAGTAGCAAGACCGCTATCAACAGTGATTTCTACTACGCCTTCATCAGCAATACGAACTGTCTTGTCACCCGGAAGATCCATGATAGCGAGAAAGACCTTTACAGGCCACTGCCAGGGACGAGCGAGAGCACCAGTTACACCCGCATGAAATACAAAGTTACCACTGTGAGTTGAAGGATCACCGAAGTACACCTTAAGATCACCATTTTCAGTCTTTGTCTTAAAGTTATTTTCTTCGCTATTAGCCTGAGCCTGCTTCTTAAGACGCATGATACCAGCAACAGTAGGTTCAAACTCTACGTTCCAGTTTGCGCCTTTAAATGTAACAGCACGAACACGATCTTCTACAGCATTCTTAGCCATCAATCGATAGTCGTTGATAAAGTCCTTAGCAGCAGTTTCGAAGTGAATAGCTGCGGGAACATCTTCACCATCCTTATTCTCACGAGTTACGTTGATAGTAGCATCATCACCATAATCATCAAAGCTAAGAATAGTCTTGAGCTTGCTCAAGTTAGGCATACCAAAAGTGCCATCAAATCCAGCAACAGGAGTCTTAAACGTGCCATAGACAATAACTGTCCTATCATCAGCAACAGCGGAAACCTTAGTTTCTTCGACAGTGCCATTAATCTTTACCAACTCAACAACACCAAGTCCGTTAGTGTGCTGAATCAAATCGAGCAAATAATCTTTCATCTTCTATCCTTTTCTATGTGTATATTTAGGTTCTTATAGTGTGTATTATAGTGGAATATTTCACACATAGCAACAACTTGTTTAACCGAAACTAAACAATTCATCGAATGTGCTATTGACATTTGTGTTGCTACGAATATCCCAATTTAGAACACCTAACAAGTTGTCAATCTTTTCATCTACGAGTGTTCTTTCCATTTCTAGGTCGTCGAATGGCAAGTCACAGAACCATTGCGGGAGTCTAAGTTCATCAGTTGGATAAGCGATACTTGTAAATCCTAACGGATTATCTTTTAATTTACAAACAATGACTTTCATGCCATCAACAATACGCTGACTATACTGATCTCCGTTTAACTTACGCAAGTAGTTGTAGTTCAATGCTGCTCGAACATGCCCGGGCATAGTTGCCTTACCTGTCTTACTTTTCTTTTCAAGTTCGCCATAATATGTGAGTTTATTAACTGATCTAGGAGAACCCTTAGTCCAGCTATCTTGATCACCTAACCAAGATTTAAACTCACGAATTTTAGCAATGATATCTTCACGCGGAGCACCACCAAGAACCATTGTCAAAACTTCCATCAAGAATTCTTGAACGTACTTGGGAGTATCTGCTCGTTTAAGATCAAGACCCATAGCCTTAATCTTTCCTATCTTACCATCTAAGTCTTGACGCTTGCCTTCAAGATCATAGATGTTAATAGCATACCGCTTTTTAGTAATAAACAATGTTCTATCACCGATAAGTTCTCTACCGGCTTTAATCACTTCACCATTCTTGCGAGGGCAGTGAAATGCTTTTTCCATGAATGCAGGGAAGCTATCGTTTGTAATCTCTGCTATTTGATCATAGAGTGCGATACAACTATCCTTATTCCAAGACAGTTCACCAGTGTCAATCTGTTCTTTAAGAATGGGATAAGCCGAGAAGTAACAGGAGTCAGTATCACCATACACAATAGCGTCGCCGTCATGTTCATATTTTTCTGTGATGACTTCGTTTATCTGGCTCATCATATGCTTAGTGATTTGACGACCAGACAACGTAACTGACTGCCCGATTCTTTTATCATAGAAACGACAATGTTCATTTAGAAGTGCGCCGTATGCTGAGTTGAGCAAAATCTTACGAACTAGCTGGCGCTTGTCATAGTATTCAAACTTGTCAGTACCATATGCAGCCTTTGCTTCTTTCTGAATACTCTTACGTTCTGAATACCAACGTGAAAGCAATCCGGGAATGATTCCTTCTTTCTCATACGTAAAGATGGTTCCATTAGCACTTAATATATACGGCTTGTGACTATCGAAGATTAGCTTCCAAATCTCAGCAGCACTCATTTCAACACTACAACCATCTTCATAGTCAATAGTGAGCATAGTACCACGCTCTTGATTCATAATAGCAGCATATTCTATTGATCCGAAGAGGTTTTCCCAAAGAATCGCTCCAGTAACTCCATCAGCATCGTCACCATTCTTTTTCTTACGCTTGTTTTTTGCAAGGGCAATACTTTTTTCGTGCATGTACTGGTCTGTGAGAGATTGTCTGACTTGTCCAACAATTGTTTCTGGGGCCATGTTGAGTGCGCGGATTGCTGAGGGATAGAGTGAGTTGATATCAACCGCTCCGACCCATTCGTGAATCCCTTTCTTCGGGACAGCAACATATGCTCCGGCAGCTTGTTGCTCTTCACCGTAGTTATCTTTACGCTTCTTATCAGGGACGATAAATCCTCGTTCATGTGCTTCATTATAAATTGCCATTTCAATCATAGCCACCGAACCCATTACAGTCGGCAGTAAAACAGTATTTTCATGAGCCAGAGCATTTGCTAGATCAAGGAACTTAAGTTTGTTATGAATCTTATACACCAGCATAGTATCTTGGCGGTTATACTCTACAAACTTTCTAAAGTCTTTATTGTATAACTGATCCAAACTACCTTCATATTGAGTCTTACGCTCACCCAATTCATACTCACCGATAGCGTCAAGCGAATAACTATGACGGCTTTCATAGTTGTACTTCTTGTAAAGCTGTAGATAGTCCATATGAATACGACCAATTAGGTCATATGTTTGTTCTTCTTTACCAAAGCGTTCATAAGTACGGGGCTTCGGAAGTTGTCCCATCAAGCAAAACTTTCGTGTATCATCCTTACTCATAATACGAGTAACACGATTCACACAATAGGGAATATCGTATCCTTCTGAGTTCCAACCAGTAAGAACATCTGCATCTTCGATTAAGTCAAAGAATGTTTCAAACATTTCGATTTCAGAACGAAACAGAAAGGTGTTAGGAAAGTCTTTGATTAAATCTTGTGCAGTCTCATCAGTCATGTGCTTTGGGGGAATGACAAGAGTAACAAGCTGGTCAAGCCAATCTAGATAGACTGAGATTGCAGTCACAGCGTTGAATGGATCATCAGTTGGACTAAACCCCTTTTCAGGATCAAAGTCCACTTCGATATCGAAGAATGCTGTGTGAAGTTTGGGAGGTTCTGCTCCAAGATAGTTATCACTTAAACACCTGAAAATGACAGGAACGTCACTCTCAAATGTCTGCTTCCCACGATGGATACGCTTCTCTTTCTCAAACTCTTGTTTCTTACGAGTAGAGAAACGACTTACTGGATCACCGTAGATAGAGCGATACTTACCCTTAGGATCTTCATAATAGAAAACATAGTTTGTACTATATTCTCTATATGCTCGTTTCCCCTCAGGAGTACGTTCCACTACGTAGATTTTATCTGCTTTTGAATCTAGAACGGCATCAACGTATGACATTAGCTAGTCTTACCAACGGTCTCCAAAATAGTGTTGAGTTCTTCGTTTTCTTCGTTAGTTTCGTTAAGTCGCTGCTTGTGCGCAATCTTAATAGCTTTCTTAAGAACGGATGCCTTAATTTCAAGTTCTTCTGCGATTGCCTTAACAGTGTCGTTAAGACCTTCGTTGAGGGTTTCTACTTCTTGTAAAACACCCATGCCTTCGTTAATGAGTTGAGTCAGTTTAGTTTTAGCTTCTTGATTGAATGTACGTGACATGTTTTCTCCTTTAGTCTAGTTAGTATAACAGACTGCGTGAAGAAATCAACTATATTGGTAACCGTTATTGAAAAATGTGATGATTCTTTTCACCGTAAATCTTGATGTATTTACCAGCAAGCATATCAGCCATCGCTTCGATTGGACTGCCTGGATAACTTGAATTCGGCTTAATCATGTTAAGTTCTTCTTGACGAACATGCACTAATTCATGGAAAACTGTTCTAAGAATATCTACTAAGTTACGATTTTTTGAATAGACCCAGATTACCCCAGATCCGGGGGTGTGTCCTCCGGTATGATGATTATCTTGTGCTTCTTCCGTATCCATTGACAATTCAATTGTAGGAACCTTTTTAAGATTAAGTTTCTTAGCAGTCCAATGAACAAACTTTTCTACTTCATCTTCTAAGTCACAATCAACATGGTCTGATTCATCAAGCTTGTTCTTGATCCAACTATCAGGGGTTTTGTGATATTTCTTTTGGAAAAGGTCGTGTAATGCCTTGCCAGTTATTTTATGCTTCTGTGCAACTTTACGCATCAACGTGTCAATGGTATTGTAATCGTGTTTAGCAAGTGATGGTAGTCTCTTTGCTAATTCTACTTCGGGTGACTCATTGACGCTTTCGCCACCACCGTCGCCTGAATCTCCGGAACTGTTATCAGTGTATCCATACCCAGGATAGAAATATCCACCGTACGCTCTTTTAGACTTGCGATTTTTTCTGCGCTCGGTTATCATTTCAGCATCTACAATTTTTATTTGATTTGGTGAGAATACTACATACCAGTAGCCGTCTCCCTCATCATGCGGAGCAATAAGTCCGTCATAGCCCTGAGACATTAATTCGTCACGTAGTTCAATGTAATCTTCTTCTTCTGGCAAGCCAACTAATTCATCCATGTCCGTTTCATACGGATTGTTCAATTGTAATGTTGCAGAAATTACATAGTTGCCATATAGTCTTGCTTCTTCCATAGATGAGGTGAAGAAATGACCTAATACTGCATTAGGATCTCCTGTGCTAGTACCTAACGTTGCGTTCTTAAAATTAGTGAATTGGCTTCTAGTGCCGTGGTACACCACATTTTTTGCAGCATTTTCTAATATGAATTCTATAGCTCGCATTATTATATTTATCTTTTGGATATGGTAATGGCGACGATTTTACTCGCCGCCATTACGCTTAGTCTCTACTTAATTAGAAACGAAGACCGAAGCCAACGAGTCCACCATGACGACCGAGATT